CGCGTTCGGCGTCGCGGATCTCGGCTTTCTGCGCCCAGACCGTTCCGACCACTGACCAGGTAGTGACCTCGCCGCCCAGGGCGTCAGCCTCGGTCGTCGGGGCCATCAACATGGCACGGCGATTGAGATCACCCGCGCGCAGCATGATCAGGCGCTGCGGCCAACGATGATCAGGTCATAGGTGACGCCGGTCGTGCCGCCGCTGTTGGCGATCTTCAGCAGATCACCGGTCGCCGCCGTCACCGTCCAGCCGGCCGAGGGCGCGGTTAGCAGCACGCAGCCGCCGGGTTGCACGGCGATCTTATCGGACGCATCGGCGAACGGCCCGACAAAGCCATTCGAAGCCGCGCCGCCCAGGACCACATTGTTGGTGTTGGCCTCGGCCGCGATCAGCATGATAGCCACGACCTTGACGAAGGTCAGGCTGGTGCCGAAGGGATCCGCGAGGCCGCCGGCCAGGTCCAGATCCTCAGACGACGACGCCGAAAGCGTGCGGGTGTCACTGAACATCAGGTCGGCCTTGCCGGCCGTGGTGCCGGTCAGCAGATGCACCTTGCGGCGCTTGCTGATCTCGGCCTTCACTGACGAAATGTCATTGGCCTTGGTCACGACGCCGCTGATCGACGCTTCAATATCGAGCTTCAGGGCCATGATGGCCTCCTGTGTGGGGGTGGGGAATGGGGTTGGGTCAGGCCGCAGCAACCCAAAGCGGGCGCTGCCAGTCGGCTATTCAGGAAACAGCGAAGGTGCGATAGTTCGCCAGCAGCGCGTCCAGCGTGCCGCGCACGCCGTCGATCACGCCTTCATCGTTCAGGGCCCGCACCATCAGCAGCAGGGCCGAGACGATATCGCCCGGGACCGCGCCCGCCGCGCCATAGCCGACCACGGCCCGCACGGTTATGACCGAGTCCAGCTGCATCGACGGCCAAGCCTGACCATAGGCCAGATCAATGCCCGGCTGCAGACCGTCCATGCGGGCCGAATAGACAGCGCCGCCCAGCACCTGACTGGCGCCGGCCGGGTCGACATAGCCGACCGAGGTGATCAACTGGGCCGGGGCAATCGGAAGCCGCGCCAGATCGCACCAGGCGGTCGCCCGCAGGTCGACAGTCTGGGTGACCAGCCGCAGCCCGGTCATGGCCTCGACATGGGCCACGGCGGCGGCGATGTAGCGGGTCAGGCGGGCATCCTGGTCAGCATCGTCAATGCGCAGTTCGTCACGGGCCTGTTCCAGCGAAATCGCCAGATCAGCCGGGGCGTTGACCAGGACAGGGGAGCGCCACATCAGCCGCGCACCTCGATCGGCGCTTCTACTGCCGTCTCGGCCGGCGGCTCAATCACGGCAACCTCGCCCTCAGGCACGACAGCGGTCTCGACAGCCGACGCATCAGCGCTGCCCCGGACCTTCTTCACGGGAACCGCAAAGCCAGCCGCGATCAGGCGCCCTGCCTCATCGGCGGGAAAATCCCACTCATCGCCGGGCGATAGCGAATAGTCAGGGCCCGACAGGCCCGTGGTCATCTTGATCTTCATGGATCAGTCCTCCGAACAGGAGAGGCGAACACGGTTCGCCTCTCCCTTCGCTTGGGGGTCAGCCGCCAGGGCTTAGGGCCTAGGCGGTGATCAGGTGCTTGACCGCGCCCGACTGGCCGATCTCGCCATCGAAACGGATCAGGCCGGCGATGCCCATGTCAGGCCAGAAGCGTTCGCGCAGCACGCCGATGACCGGGGAGCCGACCTTGCGGACGAAGTATTTCCCGAAGTCACCGAACAGCATGACCTTCTGGCCGGTGGCCAGCGACGCCATGGCTTGGTTGATGCTGTAACGGTAGCCCAGCAGGGTGCCCGGCTGGCCCGTGGTGACATCGCCCATCTGCCAGAGATAGTTGCCCTGGCCGTCCTTCAGCTTGCGGATCGCAGCCAAGGTCAGGTCATTGAACATGAACCGGGCCTTAGGCGACTGGCGATAGGCCGGATCGACCGAGTGCAGCAGGTCGATGATCTCGTCTGCGGTGATGGCCGCGACAGCCGCAGCGGTCTTGCCCAGAGCCGAGGCGGTGACGATGCCGTTGGGCGCCGACGAACCGGCGCCCGTGGTCAGCTGCAGATTGGCGATGCGGCCCAGGCGCTCGCCCAGCAGGTCACCCAGCAGGGTTTCCATGCTGAAGATCGAGTCATCGTTCAGTTCCCAGGACCACTTGACGAACTCGGTATCGAACGAGAAGGCGTCCAGCGACTTCTGACCGAACACCACGTCTTGCGACGCATCGTCAGCGATCGCGGCCGCTTCGGTATGGGCCGCGCCGGTCAGGCCCGTATCGTCGACGGTCGGGATCTTCAGCGAATTGCCCGAGCCGGTCGAGATGGTGGTGCAGATGTCCTCGTCATACATCGGGCCCCAGGCCTTCATGGCGCGGGCGATGAAGCCGGCCAGTTCGGTCGGGACGGTGAAACCGCCGGCCGTGGTCGTGCCGGCCGTCTGGGCGCGCTGTTCAAACGCGGTGGCGCCGCCGCGCAGGATGGCGCGCTCCTCGGGTTCCAACTCACCAACGGCAACGCCGCAGATGACCTTCGCGAAGACCTTGCGATATTCGAGGGCCGGGCCCTGGTCGCCGCGCGTCTCGCCGTCACGGGGGATCGGACGCTGGGTCGCGCGGATCTGTTCGGCGCGCTGCTCGGCGGCTTCGGTGCGCTCGGCGCGGGTGATCAGGCCTTCCAGCCGATCATGTTCGCTCATCGCCTTGTCGTGCGAGGCCTCCAGTTCAGCCACCCGGCTTTCGTCGGTGTTGGCGGTGATCAGGTCGAGGCGTTCGCGGGCTTCGCTGACGACTTGCGCCTGGCGCTCCCGCAGTTCTTTCAGAGTGCTCATGGGGATCTCCATTTCTGAGCGATGTCACGCCGGCGCAGGGAGTGCGGCGGCGGGTGTTCGGCATGGCGCGGGAGCGCTGGCCTACCTCCGGGACCGCAGGTCCAGGGAAACCTTCATGCGCAGCCGCTGGGCCGCCGCGCTGAAATTGTGCTGGCGTCGCTCGCGGCGGGCCTCGTCGAGGCTGCGCAGGGCGATGGTGGTGTCAGGGTAGGCCGGGAAGGCCACCACGCTGACCTCATGCAGGTCGACGGCCTGGATGGTGCGGGTGGGAATGTCGCCGGTCTCATCCCAGCTTTGCTTGGTCACGTTGAACCCGAACGACATGCCGCTGATGTCACCGCGGTCGATCAGTACGCCCAGGTCACGGCCATCGCTGGTGTCGGGCAGGTCAATCTCGATGGCCAGGCCGGTGGCGTCTTCGCGCAGGCGCAGGGTGCCTGCCGTGGTGCGGCCGATCACCCGGCCGCTGTCATGGTCGATCAGGGCGCGCACATCGGCGCCCAGGGCGCTAGCGAAAGTGCCCGGCGCAATGATCTCGCGATAGTTCTCGCCGATCACCGTCTGACTGTTGAACATAGCCGCATAGCCGACGATGGTGCGGCCGGCATCCCCGGCGCGAACCTCAAGCCTGCGCGATAGGGTCCGCGTTTCCAGGGTCATTTACCGCTCCATTGACAGGTGTGTTGGTGATGGTCCCGGCCTTGGTCAGGGGGACTGTGGCGCCCTGGATCAGCAGCACGTCGCCGCCGGCCAATGGGCCGCGATTATCCAGACCACGGCCTTCATTGGGGGTCATCAGACCGGCCTGGACCGAGCGGGCCATGCCCTCGATCCGCGACTTGAAGTCGCCGCGCATCACCGCGTCCATGCTGTGTTCGACATAGCGGCGGTTATTAGCCGCGCCGAACAGCTTCAGGTTCAGTTCCTCTTCCAGCGCCTTGGCCCACTGGGCCAGGACGTGTTTCACCAGGTGCAGATCCTGCTGCTCGGTGTTGGAAAAGGTGCCGTGGGTCAGGTCTTGAAGAAAGACCGGCGGCAGGCCCAGGACCCGCGCGATCTCTTCGATCGAGAAGCGCCGAGCCTCAGTCATTTGCCCCTTGTCAGGGTCGAAACCGACCGGCTTCAGTTCATAGCCGTTAGGGATCGGAAAGATCGGCTCGCCACGGTTGCGGGCCGACTCGATGGTGTTGCGGATATCGGCCTGGGCCCGCTTGACCGCTTCAGGGCCCACCGGCATCGGGCCCACCAGGGACAGGGGCGGAACGCCGCCGCCCGCAAAGAACCCGGCCGCGTAGTCACCCATGGCCAAGGCCAGGCCGAGGGCCTTTTTGCCCATGACCAGCGGCGAATGAACGCCCAGCTGGTCGGGCTTGAGCATGAACGGCACGTCGACCACATCGGTGGCCGAATAGGTCTTGCCCTCAAACGTGTAGAGCTTGCGCCCCGCTACCCGCTGCACCGTGGTCTTGGTCGCATCCATCGGCCACAGACCCACAGGACCGGTTCCGCTGCGCTCGACCCAGGCCAGGCCTCGCCCAGTGGTGAAAACCTGCTGCCAGAAATACTGCCGCAGGGCAAAGCTGCCCCACTCGGCGTTCGGCGCCTCGTTGAGAATGCGCTGCAGCGGGCCGCCCAGCTTCTCAGACGCGCCGCCAGACTTGGCGCGATAGGCATGCAGCGGCAGATTGGCCAGGCTACGCGACAGGAAGGCCACCCCGCCGGCAAAAGCCGGAACGGTCAGGGCTGAGTCCAGGGTGACCGCCGGGATCTTGCCCGAATCCACCCCGAACACCTGGAGGAAGTTGGAAGCGCTGACCGGAACCATCGGGTTCTCGGCATTGCGCACCTCAGCCGCCGGTGGCGTCGTGCCCCGCTTCGACCAGCCAAAAAGGTTCATCGTGCCCCCAGAAGGCTGAAGTCGGGATTGTCCCAGGGTGAGGCGACGGGAAGCCCGCCTGCGCTGCCCTTGGCCGCAATGCCCTCGGCCATGCAGAGAGCAACGATGCCGTCGATCCGCATGGTGGATTTGTCTTTCGACGGTTTGATATTGCCGGCCGCGTCGCACTCGATGGCCACGGCCTGGGCGTGTCGCCGCAACAGGGGATGGGCGCCGTGATGAAAGCCGTTGCTCAGCACATGGCGCTCTAGCGACTTGGCCGGGCCGCTCATGCTGACAAAGCCCTGGCCGTAAAGCACGACCGGCAGGCCCTCGCCGTGCAGCTTCACATAGGTCTCGCTGGCGTCGAAACGGTCGATCGCCAGGCCACCTTCATGCGGCTCGCGCTTCTGGCCGCGAAAGGCGACCTGAAACTTGGTGGCGTCTTCGATCACCCGGGCGCGGATGGCCTCATGGTCGATGACATTGCCCGGCGTGGTCAGCAGCGCGCCCTGTTCGACCAGACGGTCATAGGGGACCCTGTCGCGGCGGGTGTGTTCCTTGATCAGGTCGGCCGGTTTCCAGAACCGGGCCAGACAGGCCGGGGTGTCGAGGCCGCCCTGCACTGGAAACCACCAGACCAGCGCTGAGAGATCCTGCACCGCCGACAGGTCAAGCCCGCCGAAACAGCGCTTGCCCAGCAGCTTCTCTTCCAGGGCCTTCCAGTCGGTAGGGCCTGCGCAATGATCCCAGCCGAACCGGTGGCCGGTGTCGTCGACACCGTCGATCGGTAGCCAGCGCACCGCCTGTTCGGTCCACATGTTCAGCTTGTAGCGCTTGAAGTCGTTTTCGAGGCGCGGCAGCTGCTGGGCTTCGCGGCAGGCATCGGCCAGGGCGTCGGGCTTAACGCTCACGCCCAGGTTCGGATTGGCCTTGGCCCAGGTCTCAGGCTTGGTCCAGTCGTCGTCTGGGTCGGCGGCATAGACCACCACCAGGGTGTCGGGCGCGTCGATCTCGCCGGCCAGGATGGCCTGACATTCGCCCCAGACTTCCTCGCCGTGCGTCCCCTTGACGCCGGCCGTGCTGATCAGAACCTCAAGCGGCTGGCGGCGCGCGGCGGCGCTGTCATGGATAAAGGTGTAGAGGTCGCCGCTGCGCCATTCGTGGATTTCATCGCCGATCAGGCCCGACATGTTCAGGCCGTGCTTGCCGGCCGGGCGGCCAGAGAGCGGGCGCATCGAACCGTTCAGCTGCGGGCAATAGATCGAGGTCTTCAGGCACTCGATGTAAGCGCCGAGGGTGCGGGAATAGGCGACCATCATGGCCGCCTTGTTGAACACGATCGAGGCCTGATCCTTTTCGGCCGCGATCGAGAAGACCTGGCCGCCCGGCTCGGCATCACCCAAGAGCATCAGCAGCGAGATCCCGGCGGCCAGTTCGGTCTTGCCGTTCTTGCGGGCCACCCAGACGAACACCCGGCGAAAGCGCCGGCGCCCATCAGCGCGCATCCAGCCAAAGGTCGGGCGAACGATGTCGTGTTCCTGCCAGGGCTCCAGAATGAAAGGCCGCCCCGCCCACTCGCCCTCGGTCAGGCATAGGTGATCGGCGAAGAACCGCACGGCCTTGTCGGCCTTGGTCTCGTCATAACAAAAGTCGCCGTCGCGCCAGACCCCGGCGGCGCCATCCCACCAGGCCGCCGGGAACCGCTTAAGAGCATCGGGCCGCGCCGGCTCAGCCCATTTACGCTTGGCCGCCATATCAGTTCAGCAGACCCACCGGGCTGGCCGAGGCGGTGGCCGGGGCCGCAGGCGAACCGGGTTCGCCCGGGGCGCTGGCCTTGGGCTCATCGAACAGGTCGCCGCTGAAGCCGCCCTGGGCACGGCCCTGCATGATCCGCTGGCGTTCGGCCGGGTTCAGGCCAAACCGATCTTCCAGAGCGATCAGCCGGTTTTCCAGGGCGTCGGCCCGCGCGGTCAGAGGGTGCGGGCGGATATACTTTCCATGAGTAGACTCGACCGTATAGGTCTCGCCCTCCTTGGTCAGGACTTCCATCATGCCCCACCAGCGGGCCACGTTGTGGCAGTACCGGGCAAAGGCCCCGGCATCGACCTTGGTCAGCAGCTTCAGTTCGACCAGGTCGACAGCGCGCAGGTTCCACTCGTCCAGGGCCTTGCCCTGCAGATGCTTGGGCGGCGGAACCCGAACCTGACCGGCGGCCGTCTCGACGGACGGCGGCGGGGCCTGGCGCTTGCTGCGCACCGGCGCTTTCTGCGCCTTGATGGCTGCAGGCTTAGGACGCGGCCCAGGCATTGAGGCCTCCAGAAAAAAAGATGGCCGGAACTCGCTCACACTTGTGTTGTGCTCAGCCGCCGGTC